AAAATAAATCGTTACAGGGCTCCACCTACCGAAGGCGGAAAGATAACTCGGACATAGCCAGAATCATCCATGTTTCGGTCATAGAGACAACCGTTTGGAAAACGTCCAAATCGTCCCACATTGGTCATGTGGGCACCAATTAGATTCAACACAGCAACTGCTGCGGAACAGAACACGGTTCGAGCCGTGAATTCTCCTCCATTTTGGCTGGAGCGCCATCAGTGTTTTCTTGCACTGCTCAAGTCTTGACCTTTTAACGACTTGGCAAGATTTGGTCGGTGTGTAGGACCTTTTAAGGAGACATGACTACACGTTGGTCTCATTCAGTGTGCTCTTTTATAAACATTAATAACTCAAACAAAGAGTTGGAGCACCTGGGTTTTGAGGATAGAGGCTCAAAATTTTGCGAAGCTTCATAAGACTTCACGGCGGGATATTCGGACAAAATGCTTGAAATGTACATTGGTCCGGGTGTCAGAAAAACTTTTTCAAGCTGTTCCTGAATAATTATTGGGATAGGTGGAAAACCAATTGCTCCTTCCGCGATGGGACCTCGCAATTCTTCATTCACAGCAATTTCATTGGGATAAGGACCGTCATTGTGCACGAACACAGACCAATCCAAATGGCTTTCCCAATTCTTAAAATGCTTCTTATAATGACGCGTTTCATGGCCGATTCTCAAGACCAAAGCGAAAAGGACTGGATGACCTGGGCTCATGTGATGCAGAGATAAACCCATACATCGTAGAATATGCATCTTCTTGCTAAATTTGAGGTGCTCCTTATCTTTAACCCATAATGAATTAAGACATTTGCCCACATTAAGCATAAGACTCCCAGATTCGTGCCATCGTTTGCTTAGAAAATCGGTATCACCGGGCTTTGTTCCCGTGACTTCAGAACTGATCTGAAAATTTAATTCATCGATTATATCCAAGGCTGTTTTCCCGTCTTTACTCTTATCCAACAAATCGGTGATGCCATCATCGCCTTCACCCAAAAACTTGAAAGTCTCCCCCATCATATGAGAAGCGTATTTGAAGATACAGGCAGAAACAAGACCGTTCCCAAATGAAGTAGTGATGTCCCCACTATTTCTAGTGGCTATATTCAAATCCATCTTTTTGGTCTTGAGAACTCGTGGCCCCCCCGCATATTTATCGTAACTTCTCTTGGTGTTCTGGAAATTTGCCCTGTCACAGAGACGTCTAACAGCATATCTCTCAAGTTCCAATATGTCATCATCAATTGATGATTCAAAACTTGTGAAATCAGTGACAAAATGGCGTCCTCTTTGCATTGCTATGACCTTCTCACAAGCTTCTTGCGGAGTCATATGTTTAACTTGGTGGATTTTAAAATTCCCATCATTCCATCTATCTATCAACCTGACAAATTGGCAAAACTCAACGAGAAATTCCATATTCATGGTCATAATAAGTCTGGGTTTAATAGAATCAATCCCATCGGTAGACTTAAAAGAATTTTCCATTTTCACGAAACATGAATTGTTTTTCTCTTTAAAATAGTTCAATGGTCTACTTTTGATTTCTGTATACTTTTCAGCAACAGATTTGATCCACTTTGAACTCCTTTTACCTTTATAATTGTCTTTGAAGGCTGACACCGGGTCTTTCTCTATAAGACCAGAAACATCCACAGAATCTACCCAATCATCTATCTGAGCTTTACTAAATGCAACAAAATTGTTGAACTTTTCATCTCTGACTGCTGGTGGTTTGGACATGCTACGAAGCGTGAAAGCTCCAAAAATTCCAATGTCATCAGTTTTGCACAACTGTCCAGGACCAAGAGGCCCCTTGTCAGTAATGACAACACCAATTGGCGCAGAGGCCATAGGAATGTTGTATTTGCACACCACATCTTCAATGTCTTGAACTTCATCCAAAAATTTGATTTTGGATATGTGATTGATTGTAGAAATTGGGTCGCCTTTGACACCATCCGCATCATACCCTGCTCCGTTGAGTTGGTTTGATGTAATTATGTCAACGACCTTCTTAGGAACTAAAGTTTTACAAGTGGGTTCGTTGTAATACTTCAATCCAATTGTGTTTGGCATTTCTGGTCTCATATAATCTTGAAATTGTTTACCATATTGCTTCATATAATGGGCAGTGCCGGCATACACACCGTCAGTGTCATCATCAGTATTGATGTAATTGTTAGTTAACATCTTTGTGAAGAGGAGGGGATTAACTGAACCCAATTCGAGTTCGGCTTTCATGGTATTTGCTTGAGAAACTGAAACGGGATAATACTTATTGTATAATTCAATCTCGGCATAAACCAAATCTGTTGTCAACAATTCCATAATATTCAACATAGTCAAAACGCCGTAAACAGGTATCACCATAGGAAAAAGATGCATCATGATCAACTGTTGGCCTAAAATTAGGAACTTAATGTTTCTAAGATTAACAACCAAA